TATGAGCGATCAAGCGACACCCCCAAGCACACCGCCCCCGTCAACCCCGCCATCAACCCCGCCACCGTCAACGTGGCTGAACGATCTGCCGGAGGACCTTCGGGCGGATCCAACCCTGACCCAACTCAAGGGCTCAACCTGGCAGGAAGTTGGTCCAACACTGGCCAAAAGCCTGGTGGACAACAAGCGGTTCGTGGGCGCGGAAAAGGTCCTGAAGCCCCAAAAGAACTGGACCGAAAAGGAATGGTCTGAGTTCTACGCCGCTGCCGGTCGCCCCGAGGCCCCGGACAAATACTCCTCGCCCGAGGTCCAGCTTGAGGAAGGCGTCACCATTGACGACACCAAGATGGCCCAAGCCCGGGAGCACTTTCACAAGCTCGGCCTGTCCGACACCCAGGCCAAGGGCATCCTCGAATACTACCTTGGCATCACCAACGAGCAGGTGAAGGGTTCCCGCACAGCTTCGGCCGCCGCACTCGCCGAGACTGAAACCGCTCTGAAAAAGGAGTGGGGCCGGAATTACGACATGAACGTGCAACTGGCCCGGGCTGCCATCGCCAAGTTTGGCGACGGCGAATTCAACTCCTTCCTTGAGGAGTCCAAGTTGTCCAACAACCCGAAGTTCATCAAGGCCCTGGCCCGCATCGGTCAGGCCATGACCGAGGACACGGCTACCGGGAAAGGGGGCCAGGCCATCCTGCCGAGCGAAATTCAGGCCCAGCAGGAGATCGCCAAGCTCAAGGCCGATCCCGCATTCCAGAACCAACGGTTTGGATCTGACCGAGTGCTTCAGGCCGCCGCTCAATCCCGGTGGGAGGAACTGCACCGGATGGCCTACCCAAACAAGCCAGCAGCATGAAAAGCTCGACAACATCCTCCCGCGTGCCTATATCTAAGGCCGCGAAGCACGGAAACAGTGGCTCTCCTAGTGGTGGGAGTGAAGTCCGCCCCGTCGCCGGTTCTGTGGTGGTTCCGGCGACGGAGGCGGCACCCGCCGACAAGCCCAAGAGGAAGGGCTTCTTCAAAAAGCTCTTGACGCCGGAATAGTCCGGTTGTATCCGTCTGCTCATTGGACTCCCGCCGTAAGGCGGCCCGATTGAACCGAAGTAACCTTCGGCGCTCACGGAGCGATTCCGAGGCGTGGCCCCCTCCCGGGGACTCCCATAGCCGATAAACCCGAAGCCCCACAAGGCTTCACAGCGTTTTATCGCTATGGCAATTGATGTAGCATTTCGAGTCCAGTTTCAGAACGATTTCGAGCTGAAGTTTCAGCAGATGGGTTCGCGCCTGCGGCCCTTCGTCACCGAACGTCCCCAAACCGCCGAGCGCAAGGCATACGACCGCATCGGCACCGTGACCGTGGCTGAAAAGACCACGCGCCACGCGCCCACGACCCTCACGGACGCGGATCACACCCGGGTTTCGTGTTTCATCTCTGATTGGCGGCCGGAAGCCCTCGCCTTCGATGACGAGGACAGGCTCCGCATGGAGCTGAACGACCCGCGCATGGAGTATGCGCAGACCCAAGCCATGGCCCTTGGCCGCAAAATGGACGAGGTCATCATCGCGGCTGCCACCGGCACGACCTACACCGGCAAGAATGGCACCACGGCCGAAACCTACACCGCCACGACCTACGGGGTGGCCGTCAACGCGGTCCAGCCCGGCGATGTGGCCGTCAACTCCAACCTGACCATCGAGAAGCTGATCCAGGCCAAGAGTCTTTTCGGCCGCCAGGAGTCCGTCATGGACGGTGAGCCCCTGGTTTGCGTTGTCAGCCAGCGTCAGCTTGACGCCCTGCTCCGCAAGACCGAGACGACCAGCGCGGACTTCAACACCGTGCGGGCCTTGGCCTCCGGAACCTTGGACACCTTCATGGGGTTCAAGTTCATCCGCACTGAGCTGCTCACCTACTCGTCCACCAGTGTCCGTCGTTGCCTGGCCTTCCCGAAGTCGGCCATCATCCTCGGCATGGCCGAAAGCCTCAAGAGTCGCATCGACGAGCGGGCTGACCTGAACTACACCTGGCAGGTGTGGACCCAGGGCACCTTTGGAGCTGTGCGCACCTGGCGCGAAAAGGTCGTGTCCATCGACTGCGACGAAACTGCCGCCTGAACCTGAACCCGAAAGGAAACACATACAATGGCATCCCAAAACACGACGCTGTTCGCAGCGCAAATCACGCCCAGCACCAGCGGGTTCGTTGACGCCCTCGACTCAGGGGCTCGCACGATCACCATCTGCGACTCGTTCACCACCACGTCCGCCGTCACGGCTGGCTCGCAGACCATCACGCTCTGCAAGCTGCCCATTGGTGCGCGGGTGGTCAGCGCAGAACTCCTGGTCCCGGCTTCAGTTGGCACGTCCAGCGCGAAGCTCGGCTACGGCACCATTGCCGCCGACGGCACGGTGACCGTGGTGGATGATGACCGCTGGGGCTCCGCTGTGGACCTGTCCGCAGTTGGCCGGAAGCAGTTCCTCATCACGGCCGCTGATGCGGACTACGAGACGACTACCGAAGTCGCCGTGGTCCTCAGTCCGGTCACGACGAACTTCGCCACGGCGATCCCGTTCACGTTCATCATCCAGTACACGACCCGATGAGAACCATGCTCCTCGTGCTCCTGATGGCCATTGGCCTGAGTGCCGTGGCACAGGAGTACCGCAATCGCCTTCCAACCGCCGCCGAACAGCGGCGGGTGGCTGGGCTCAAGAACTACGCGCAAACCGAGTTCGAGAGAACGCACCGTCCCTACTTCATCGACGGCTGGCTGTACCAGAACCTCACCAACGACTACGATGGCGTGGTGTACGTCCGAAGCAATGCCACTGTGCTCGCCCATATCGTGCTCCCGAACCCGACAAACAACCTGTATCGGACGTTCGAGATCACGACCATGGACGCCTGCACGGCGAGGCTCTCGAACGTGGTTACTGGCACATTCACTGACGCGTTGAAGCTGACCAACGGCAACAACTACTTCGTAGCCTCGAACAAGACCGTTGTCGTGCGTTCCACCGGCACCAACTGGATCGTGCGACAGTACTGATCGAGGCCAAGCCAGGTCGCGCTCCACCTGGAAAGCATCGAACCCGCCCATGGCTCTAGTCGTGGGCGGGTTTTTGTTTGCCGATAGAGTGCTTGTAGCGTAGAAAACTTCCATGGCTCAGTCACAACTTGAGGCCGCCAACGCAGCCCTGTTCAAACTCGGTGCGCGTGTGGTCCTGACGGCCGTATCGACGAGCGGAACCACTCAGGAGGAACGGGCTTGCGCCAACCGCATCGAAATCTGCAAGCGTGCCGTACTTCGGATGCACCCTTGGAACTTCGCCATAAAGGGCAAGGTCCTCACTCCTCACGCTTCCTACGCCATTTCCAACGTCACCTACGTTTCCAGTCAACTCATCGAAGTCACCCATGCTTCAGGGCCTACCTACGTTGCCGGGCAGTATGTGACGATTGAAGGCGTGGCCGGTGCCACCGGGGCCAATGGCACCTTTGAGGTGGCCAGTGTGCCGGGCGCAACCACGGTGCGCCTGACTGCCCCGGCCATAACGTCCTCAACCCTGCTTGGCACCTACTCGTCCGATGGCACCATCCGCAGGTCGCCGCCGTTCGGCTACGCCTACTTGTATGACCTGCCTTCGGACTTCATCAGGCTTCTGACCGTGGACGAAAGCCCGGTGCCCGAGGGCTGGAAGCTTGAAGGCGGCAAGCTCTACTCGTTGCAGGACACAGCCCAAGTCCGCTACGTCTATGACGTGACGGACTACACGGCCATGGACATCATGTTCTATGAGTGCTTGGCAATTTACCTGGCTTGGGACCTGTGCCTTGAGCTTGGGCGCGACAACAGCCTGAAGGAGCAGCTTGCCCGGGACCTGAAGGAGTGTATTGCCAAGGCCCGGTTTGTCGATGCCACCGAGAACCCCGCTGAGACCTTGGGCGTGGATGATTGGGTCCTATCCCGTGGCCCCCGTGGCGGTGCGGTGACAGCCGACACCTATGCCTAAGCAGAACGTAATAATGACCAACTTCACCACGGGCGTAGTGTCGCCTTTGGTGAGGGGCCGGGTTGACTCGCAGCGGTACGCCAACGGGGTTGAGACCCTGAACAACTTCATTGTCCGGCCACAGGGGGCCATTGTCCGGCGCAGCGGAACGGCCCTGATCAAGCCTGCCAAGTTCCACGATTCCAAGTGCCGCATTTACCCGTTTCGGATGAGTGACGCGGACTCCTACCTTGTGGAGTTTGGCGTTGGTTACATTCACTTCTGCAAGAACCGGGAACCGCTATGGGAGACGACAACCACGGAGCTTGAGGCGTTCATTGTTGGGAACAATGGCGGATTAATGCAGATCGAGGCCGAGGACTCCAGCGGTGCTGGTATCGACACGCCCGGGTGGGGTCCGCTTTCAAATGTCGGCCTGACCGACAACGGAACAATCACGTTGTCAAACAATGGCGGCCTTGTCCGCATCACAACCAGCGTTCCACACACGCTCCGGACAGGGGTGAAGGTTTACATTATCTCCACCGAGATCGGCGGGATCAGCCTTACCCAGTACACCGTCACCCGAATCAGCGCATACGCGGTGGATCTTCAGGGATCAACTTACGCAGCCCCGGGTGCTGGTTATACGGTGATGTTCAGCAATGGTGTGCTGCCCGGGGATCGTATCTGGATTTCTGGCGCAACCCAATACCCTGAGCTTTCGGAGCAAAGCCACATCGTTCACAGCCAGGATTCTTGGTATCAGTTCACACTTGCCCAGCCCTACGCCAATCACGGCACCCCAACAGCAGAGGAGGCATGGACAATCCCGGTTGAAATCGTCACAGACTACACCGAAGCCGACCTTGCGGAACTAACCTTCTGCCAGAGCGCAGACGTGCTCTATGTGTTCCATCCTGATTACCCCACGCGAAAGCTGGCCCGGTTGGACACGGACGGGGACCGCAATGACTGGCTGTGGGCGACTGTGGATTGGCAGGATGGGCCATACCTACCGCTGAACGACCTTGCGCCGAACGTGGACACCACCACCCCGGCAAACGGCACTCGTTACCGGGATGTGTACCTTGAGCTTTCCAGCTACGCCCATACGGCCACAGTGACAGTGCCAAGCGGTGCGACGGCTTTCAACACGGCGGATGACAACAAATACATCGAGTACCGGGAAGGGGACCAGTGGCGACTGGCCCAGCTTCCGGGCACGATGAATACCAACGACACAACCGCAACCGTCACCATCGTTGATAATTTGCTGCTACACATTGACGAGACGACCAAGTTCAAGCGCACAGTCAGGACGGACATTGGATTCGGGAACAAGAGGGATGTCACGTATAACGCTGGAAGCCCCAATGCTTCCCCTTCAGTGCCGGGTGCCGGGGCTCAGCGAAGGGTGGACCCGAATAACTTCCTAATCGGATCGACCACGGGTGCTGCCGGGACGATTACATCCAACTACGCCAACACGTTCGGCGTTGCTGACGTTGGTAAGTTCGTCAGGTTCTTTGACTCGGACGCCACCACACGGAAGCCTCTTTGGGCCAAGATTGTCAGGGTGCAGAGCGGAACGGTAGTGAACCATGCGACATCACTGTCGATGGCCAGCAACAACACCACTGGTAACTTCGTCATTTCGTCCCACAGCCGGACATGCACTGTGAAGTCCTACCGCGCTGGTTCGGCTTTCAGCATGTTCGCATCCACGGACGTTGGCCGCCATATCCGGGTTGGCTTTGGTGGTCGCTGGACATGGGGCAAGATCACGGCCTACACGTCTGCCTCCGAGGTTTCCGTCGCTCTTTACGAGGACCCGCCGCGTGATCCGCACAACGCTGCCAACCTCGCCGGTGCCCTCGACGGATCCGAGACAGCAGCCACGACCAGCGGGCGCACCTACGATTGGAGACTCGGTGCCTTCTCTGAAACCACTGGCTACGCTTCCCATGGCGTGTTCCATGAGCAACGCCTGTGGATGGCCAGAACCGACACCCAGCCACAGTCGATGTGGGGCAGTGTGTCCGGGGACTTCGAGAACATGCGTCCCACGGAATTGGATTCCACTGTGCTCGACGACAATGCCGTGTCATTCACGCTGGCGTCCACTGAGGTCAACCCGATCAAGTGGTTGCGATCAGGACCGGCGCTCACCATTGGAACCATCGGTGGCGAGTGGCAGGCAAAGGCGGGCTCATCCATCTCCGAGCCCATCACCCCGGGCAACATCGTAATTGTCCCCCACACATCCCATGGCTCTGCCGACTTGGTGCAACCGATCCGGGTTGGTAACAACATCCTGTTCGCGGATCGGGCCTGCAAGCGGGTTTGGTCACTGTATTACGACTTCAGTGTGGACGGGCTTGTGTCTGAGGATGTGTCTTTCATTGCGGAGCACCTTCTAAGGGAAGGGGATTGCGCCATCCGTTCAGCTTTCCAGCAGGAGCCAAACAACATCGCCTGGTATCTCCTTGGCGACGGCACACTGGCAGCACTGACTTGGGACAAGCCCCATGAGGTTGGGGCCTGGCACCGCCACGTCATTGCCGACAGCACTTCCATGGATGCCTTCGTGGAGGACATTGCCGTGGTGCCAAAGGACGACGGCACGCAGGATGACCTGTATCTGGTGGTGAAGCGGAGCGTCAACGGGGCAACCAAGCGTTACATTGAACGGCTTGATCAGGAGTTCGATCCTGTAAGCGTGTCCAGCAGAACCGGCATGAGGTTTCTGGATGGGTTCATCGAGATCTCGAACCACAGTGCGTCAACTATATCAGGACTTCATTCCATGGAGGGAAAGACCGTCACCGTGCTTGGAAACGGTGTCGTTGTTGGGACGTTCACGGTTGCCGGCGGGGCGGTGAACATTGGCGCTACAACCTACTCAACGGTGCTGGTTGGTATTCCTTACACGTCAACAGTGAAGTCCCTTCCGCCTGAGGCTGGGTCAGCCTTTGGGACATCACAGGGGAAGATCAAGCGCATCCTGAAGATGCACGCACGCATCCTGAATGCCTTGGCGTTGTCCTATGGCTGGAACCAGAACGGAGCGAGTCTGAACGAGACAACGGACCTTTACGGCACGGCCAGTTCCAACTTCTACACGGGAACAAGGGAGCTTATCCCGAACAACCCGAACGACCCCGAATCACAATGGACGCTCC